GCGGTCGCCGGGAGCGACTTCAACGCGAGCAACTGCCATGCCAATGGCGGGCAGCTCTGGCTGATCGACGCAGGCGGACTGTGAGACCCGACCCGCTCGGGGGAGTCGGGCGAACGCCCCGAGGCACCACAAGTTAACATAATCATTATTATGGGGTATTGCGAACGAGCCGGATGTTCCTGCCAGGCTACCTACCGCCCACCGTGCGTCGCCATGTTCGCCGCGACGACCATGACCCACGCGAGCACGGCGAGCCGCACCGGCCACCAGCACCGCGGGCGCTTGAAGACCCAGCGGGCCGGACCGACCAGTACCCACCAGACGAGATCCATTAATGGCCGCCGACCGCAGCGGCGAACGCGGTGATGAAGCTCCGGACTGTCGGCGCGAACGTCGTGCTCGCGAGCAGGAACCCCCACACGGCGCACAGCAGGAACTCGGCGGTGGTGAGCCCGTCGCCCTTGTGGCGGGTGCGCATCATGAGCAGGATCACGATGGTGAGCAGGAACAGCAGGGACATGCTGACACGCATGGTGGCCTCTCAGTAGTAGAACCCGTCGTGCCAGCCGGATCCGCCATCGTTGCGTCGGCTGTCCAATAGCCGCATCTCCCGTTCGGTGTGCTTGTGAGCTTCGCCTTCGGGGTCGGCGAGCATCTTGTTGTAAGAGCCCTGACCCCACTTGTCCTCGTACTCTTGGCGGCTGGGGAAGTCGTCATTACCACCGAACAGATTGCTGAAAAGCCCCATCAGGAACCTCCAATCTTGGGGACCGCCCCGGTCCCGTACGCCTTGCCGTTGCCGACCGGGACCGCCGTTTTTGCAGCTCGCTTGGCCTTGCGCCGCTCGACCCGGTCCGCGTCCCGCCGGCGGCGCATCTCGTCCCGCTCTGGTGGGACGACGAACGGGCCGACCCGCCGCGCTGGCGGGTCCAGGACGTAGGCGACGCCCTGTTCGGTGAGCCGCTGATTGCAACCCGGATGCAGCAGCCCGCGGATCTCCCGGGTGGCGTGGTCGTCGTCGACCACCAGTGGTCGGCCACGCTCCGGTGGGTTGCCGCACCAGCCGCACACGCCGCCCTGTTCGGCGAGGATCGCGTTGTAGTGGGCGAGCTTCAGCCCGTAGCGGCGGCGGAGCTCCTTGTCGCGGTCGCAGGTGTAGCCGTCCCAGAGCGGAGTGCCATCAGCGGCGAGGGAGGACACGTCCCCAGGGTCCTCCCCTACGGGGAGGGTCCCTGTCGGGGACGGGGGCGGACGGGTCACTGGCCGACCTCGACCCGGGCCGGGGCGGGCAGCAGCCGCCAGGCGGCCTGCCGGTCGGCTTCGCTGGCGTCGGGAGCGGTCGGGTCGGCCATCCAGGGGACCTGGAAGGCGACCTCGTGACGGCCGACGCGGAGCAGCCCGCCGCCCTTGCGGAGCGGCACCCGCTCGGCGGCGGCGGGGTCGTCGAAGGCCATGCGGGCCTCCAGTCCGTCCATGCCCATCAGCCCCGCCGCGGCGATCCGGGCTTTCAGCTCCGCCTTGAGCAGCCCCGGCAGGCCGGTGTCGACCGCGCGGGCGTCGGGCCGCTGCATCGCCAGCAGCAGGTGCACGCGGGCCTCGCGGCCGCGCAGGCCGATGTCGACCAGCCGCCCGACGGTCGCGCTCCGGTCGCGGTCCGGGGCCTGCATGAGGCCGGACAGGTACTCGTCGACCCACAGGTGCAGGTACGGCGGCGGGGTCCAGGTGGCCGGCTGGCGGGTCGCGGCGGCCCGCTGCCGTGCCTGCGCGAGGCCGGCGAACCGCTCGACCATCTGCGCGTGGGCGCTGCCGACGGCCTCGACGAACTCGGTCGGGCCGTTGGCGGTGGCGACGCCGGCGAGTGCGTCGAACATCATGAACGAGTCGCCGCCTTTGCCGTCGGCGAGGACCAGCGTGACCTCGTGGCGTGCGTCGTGGCGTGCGGCCGTGCGGACCAGCGAGGTGGCCATGACGCGGAGCATGGTCGTCTTCCCGCCGCCGGTGGTGCCGATCACCAGCGCGTGCGGTACGGTCCCCCACGGCCACACGGCAGCGTGCGCACGGCCGTACGCGCTCGTCAACGGCCCCCGCTCAGGGCGGAGCGCCCACCCGCAGAAGACCCGCCGGTCATCCTGCATCGCGGTGCCTACTCTTCCTCGTCGTCGTCGGTTGTCTCCGTGCGGGCATCGTCGGCTGCGGCGATGTCAGCCTCCCGCTGGTAGTACGCGTCCCAGTCGATCACGGTCGTCTCCTCTCTCGGTGGTCATCCGACATCGCGCCACTCCCCGCTCGGCTCGCTGCTCGGCATCGGCGTCTCCGTGGGGAACGCGTCGTACGGCAGGCCGCCGGGGATGGCGGGGGCGCCCGCGCGGACGACGTGGACGTGCTTGCGGCGCGGTTTGAAGTGGCTGCGGCCCAGCTCGTCGGGGTCGGTGCCGAGGAAGTGGGCGACCGCGTCGGTCAGCTCCTCGAGCCAGCCGACGGTTGGGTAGCCGACCATCGGGGTCCACCGGATGACCGCGCCGCGCAGGAACACCCGGATCGGGAGCAGGAAGAACAAGGGGCGTGGCAGCAGGATGACATGGCGGGACGGGTTGGCGACCTTGATCAGCGTGGCCTGGTGCAGGCCGGTGTCACGGCCTGCGCGGCGGCGGTTCTGGCGCCGCAGCGCCTTGTAGGCGGCTGCCTGGTCGCCTTTCACGAGGTCTTTGACGTGGAGGTAGCAGGTGTGGGTGAGGGCGTGCCAGCGCAGCCCGACGACGGCGGCCCAGACAGCGATGGCGATGGTGGCCCGGTTCATATGGTGCTGTCCCCCTTCGGTCGGTGGCCGTTGGCGCGTGCGAAGCCGGCCGCGAGCGCCTGCACGGTGGCACGGTCGAGTGCCGGCCGGTCGGCGGGCACCTGTTCCAGGCGTGCCGGGTCACCGGTCTTCCACGCGCGGCGCACGGCCTCGCGGTCCGCGCGCGACACGGCCACGCTGGCTGGCACGTCCGGCACGGCCTCGGGTCCGGCGTGCGGTGCACGATCGTGCACGGGCGTGGGGGGCGTGCGCGCCGCCGCAGCACGCACGCCCCGCTCCCCCACCGGCCCGGCCGCACGGCGGGGGACCTCGACGACCGCGAGGGCGACCGCGAGGGCGACCGGCGGGACCGCCCGCAGCGCTGTCGGCGGCAGCGCCCACACCTGGTTACCGAACGTACACGCAAGACCGGTGCCGAGCGCGAGCCACGCGCGCCAGTCCTGCTGGTCCACGCGGACCGACAGGATCCCGACCCACAGCAGGATGTCGACCGCCAGTGCCCATGCGCCGGCGAGCATGTGCTCGGAGACGTGGCCGTACAGGAGCTGACCGTGGATGATGTGGGCGTCCAGCGCGCGGCTGCGGAGCGCGTCGAACGACAGGGCCTGGACGACGACGACCAGCAGCCACGCGAGCGCCCGCGCCGTGGTCCGCATCGCCGTCCGAGCGGCGGTATCGGTCATGGGCGGATCCCCTCGGCGGCGAGGAACAGGGCAAGCCAGCGGCGCATCCCCAGACTGTATGCCATACCAGACACAGCGACAAGCCTGTTAGGCTCCGCGCATGTCCACTCCTGACCGCGCCGCGCGGCTCGCCGAGATCAAACAGGAGCTTGCCGAGTTACGGGCGCGGCATCGGGCGGAGGAGGCACCGCTCATCGAGGAGCGGACCGCGGTCGTCCGGGAGCTGCGGGTGGCGGGCTGGTCGCTGCGCCGCATCGCCCGCGAGGCGGGTCTAGCGTTGCGGACGGTGCAGGAGATCCTGGAGGCCAACGCCCGCGACGAGCCCGGGACGTGAAGAAAGCCCCGAGGGGGGGTGTCCCTCGGGGCTCCTGGCGCTCGTCGGCCCGCTACATTCTAGATTCTAGGGGTTCACGTCACGACGCTCGACACGTGCACCGAGACGTAGTCGTTCGCCCAGCCCTCCCGGGGCTCGTGCCTGGGGTTCGCGTGGCCGCTGAGGATCACGTTGACCTTGCCCTTGCCGACGACGCGGGTCATGCCGCTCGACGCCGCCGCCAGTGCCGCGTCGAACTGCTCGTCCATCGCCGGGAGGACCTCGGTGTCGTCGGCGTGGCGCTGCTTGACGTCCGCGTACGCGTCGTGGGCGAGCTTCCCGAGCAGCTCGGGGTCGATGTCGTTCAGGGTGACGTTCCAGCTCATGGTGCTCCTCCCCATTGTCGGACGAACACTTCCTGGAGCGCGCGGACGTGCTCGCTGGTCTGCCCGGGCCGGCAGACCGCCCGGCGCAGGCCCGCTTCCGCGCGGTCCTTGCCCTTGGCCATGGTCTTGTCCTCCGGCCAGAGCTGGCCGAGGGAGTTGTCCCCGCCCGCCTCGAGCGGGAGGAGGTGGTCGACGGTGCGGCCCTCCAGGTGCGCGACCCACTTGCCGTTGACGAGCGTCGCCAGCCCGTAGCGCTTGGCGACCTCGAGCCGCCGGTCGGCCCACTGGCTGCTCGTCAGCTCCGCGCGGACCTTGCTCGCGTAGCCCGTGACGCAGATGGTGGCCGGGTCGCTGGTGCGGGTGGCGCCGGGGGTGAGGCAGGGGTCGGGCCGGTCCTGCGCGAGGTAGACCGCCGGCGCCGCGCATGCGCTGTTGGAGGCGGGGACGGGGACGTACCCGGGGGGGCGGCCGTCGTCGTGGGCGGCGACCAGCGCCAGCGGCACCCCGACCGCCACCAGGACCGCGAGGACGAGGCCGAGCGCGGCGCGGCGGGACGCCGGGGGCCTCGGCCCGGGCCGGGCGTGCTGCGGTGGGGTCATGCCGTCGGTGCCGGCTCGTCGGTGAGGCGGTGGCCGAGGGCGTCCAGGACCGCATCCACCGACAGGCCCACCACCCCGAGGCCCGCGAGCGCGTCGAGGACCCGCTGCGCCGTCTGCTGGGCCTGCTCCGGGGTCTCCGGGGCGGGCAGCGCCGCGACCGCGCCGAGCACTGCGGAGCGGACGTCCCCGATGGAAGCGGCCAGTGTGGACTGCATCCCCCGGACGATGTTGACGAGCGCCTGGACGGTCGCGAGGATGCCCGCCTCGGTGTCCGCCCAGCTCGCCTTCCCCGCGCCGGTCCCCTCGTTCAGGACCTTCCGCACGCGGGCTTCGATGTTGCCGAGATCGGTCGCGTCAAGCGGCATGTGCTCTCCTTTGGTGTCCCACAGCGGGGTGGCGTCGGCGACAAGGCTCGGGTCGTAGGCGCCGCCGAACGGGCCGCTCCCCGACCATTGTGTCGCGGCGCTCCCGGGGTTCAGGTGCGGGACGCCGGGGCCGCTCTCGGGCCAGTCGGCGTCCCAGTAGCCGCCCGACGGCTCCGGGTTGGCGCGCACGGTCGAGCGGGAGCCGTACAGCAGCGTCCGCCACCCGGCCGCAGTGATCACCGCGTCGAACGCACGCACGTAGGCCGGGTCGACGCGGGTCTCGAAGTCGAGCGCGACACAGCACCCCTTGGGGGCGTGGTGGGCGAGCAGCCACGTCACGGCGAGGTTCGCGTCGAACTGGGGGATGCCGCCCGTCGAGCGGACGAAGATCGGCAGCCTGTAGCGGGCCGGCTGGCGCGCCCACTCCGCGTCGGTCCACATGTGCGGGGTGTTGCCGCCGACGTAGCCGGCGGCGACCTCCCACGGTGGCGGCGAGGTGGGCGGCCAGGCGGCGTCCCACATCCGCCGCATCAGCGCATCCCCTTGGCCTGGGCCCGCTCCAGCTCGTGGAGCGCGTGGAGGACCTCCTGGGTGTCCGGCTTGCCGTTGCCGTTGGCGTCGACGATCTGGCCGACCGTCTGGGCGGTGCGCTGCTGGTTGCGCCGGTAGCACGCCCCGTGCGGGTCGACGCAGTCCTTGATGAGCGCGATCGACGCGCGCGCCGCGCGGCCCTGGCCGAGATCGTGGTCGATCTGCCGCTGTCCGTGGACCAGCAACAACGCGAACACGAGCCCGCCGACGACCCCGATCAGCGCCAGCGCTGTCACGCCGATGACCAGCCGCCGCAGCAGCGCGTCATGGATCCTGGCGGCGCGGAACTCCGCCGCCAGCTCCCCGACGGTCTGGTTCAGCGCGTGCGCCTCCTTGAGGACTGCCGCCGCCTCCTGCCGCCGTTCCTCCACCATTGCCCGTCCCTGCCCCCTGGTCCTGTCGTTCCAGCCGCACGGCGGCGCGCTCCAGGCGCTCCGCGACGGTCTCCAGCCGGCCGACGACCCGGCCGACGTCCACCATCCGCCGCTCCGCGGCGCGCAGCTCCTCGACGGAGCTGTCGTGGCGGTGGCGCCACCACGGCCAGGTCATCGTGCCCGCCCCCGTCGCACCGGTCGCCTCATCGGTCCTGCTCCCATCGCGTCGCGACGCGCTCCAGGACCTGCGTGGCGCGCGCCATCACCGGGATCGCGGTCTCCGCCATCACCTGGGACTGCCGCGCGAGCTGCTCGTCCTTGAGGCGGATGATCTCGTCCTTGCGGGTGTTCTCGGTCTCCAGGCGCTTGACCTCGCCCTCCGCCCGGAGCTTGCCGATCACGAAGAGGAAGAAGCCGATGCCGAGCGGGCCGTACGCCAGCAGCGCCGCCAGCGGGTCGGTGGGGGCCGCCTCGGCGAGCAGGGCCGCGATCACGGGAGGGCGACGTGGCCGACCACGCTGAACCCGTCCTGCGGCTGCGGCGCGTGGCCGTCCGGGTACGCCGACCACCACGTCTGGTCGGGGCCGAGGCCGACCTGGCGGACCACCGTCACCATCCCGTCCAGGCCCTGCAGCAGGTCCCCGACGGCCAAGCCGAGCTGCTGCACGAACACCGGCTGCTGTCTCGGATCGGTGCTCCAGGCCCCGGTGACGGTGCCCGACGGCACGGCGATCTGGACCGAGCCGGTCTGGGTGACGGTGCCGTCGGCGGCGTTGCGGGTCAACGGCGCCAGGGTCGCCCCGCCCGCGGACTTCGCGGTGAGCTGGAACGGCAGCAGCGCGCGGTCGCCAAGGGCGAGGTCCTGGAGCTGCTTCCACCGGTCAGCCATGACTATGTCGCCCTCGTGGAGATCGTCTGTGCGAGCTTGCCGTCGTCGCCCGCCGTGAAGGTAGTGTTGATCTCTGCCAGGTGGACGTCCGCGCTGACCACTAGGCCGGCCGCGTCGACGACGGTCACGCGGTCGCCGAGCTGCAATCTAGGATCGGCGACGATGCCCAGCCCCTGCAAGGTGGGTTTGCCGTCCTTCAGCATCGCCAGCAGGTCCGTGGCCTTGAGGCCGATGCTGTCCAGGTCTTGCAGGAAGGGATTGCCGCTCTCCTCGTAGAGCTGCTCCCCGAACGCGGCGATCGAGGTCGCGTCGGAGGCTTCCAGCCGCTGGTGCTGATTGACCGACAGCACCCCGCTGGTGTCGTCGGCGGTGGCGTCGAACAGCACCAGGTCGCCGTGCAGGACCAGCGACGGCGCCCCCGCGGTCACCCCGGTCACCCCGGTGTTGCCGACCAGCCACACCGTGAACGCGTTCGGGTTGGTCACCACGATCTTGGCGGACTGCGCGAACGGGGTGACCGCCCAGGTGAGGTTCGACACCACGCTGCCGGCCCCGTCCCGGGCGGTGGAGGCGTTGTAGCGGCTGGTGGTGACCGCGGTGTGCGAGCCGGGGGTGGTGTCGAGGTTGCCGGCCGGGGTGTCGAACTGCGCCCAGAACGTCTTTGAGCCGTTGGCGGGGACCGAGACGAGCGTGACGAGTTTCCACACGTCCTTTGAGGCCTGCACGGTCGGTGGCGCCGCGTGGACCGCGATGTGGTTGCGGACCGAGTCGGTGCTCTCGTCGGAGCCGAGGTCGGTGATCGCATCGGTCGCCCGCAGCGTCCGCTGCGAGACGGTCTGCGGCGCGACCGTGAAGAACGTGCGGTCCCGGAAGAACGGGGTGCCGTCCTCCAGGCAGCCGGCCGTGCCGAGCTCCGCGTCGGCGAGCTGCTGCAGGACCGTCCACGCCTGCTCGCGCATCACCGGGGTGGCGATCAGCGAGTTGCGGCCGGCCATCACCTGCGCGGCGGGCACGAACGCGTCGTTCCACGCGCCCGCGCCGTCCGGGTCGCCGGCGAAGTCCTGCGTGGTGACCTGCACCGCCTCGGTGTTGCCGTCCAGGTAGTCGCGCGCGAAGCTCGCGGCGTTGCCCTGCGCGACGTACAGACGGTCCAGCAGCTCGGCCGAGTGGTTCACGGTCGCCAGGTTGACGGGCCCGGTGGTGGCGCCGTTCTTGCGGAGCCACACGTTCATGTCGGTGGAGTTGAACTCGCAGTAGACGCCGATGTAGTACCAGGTGGCGTTGGCGAAGCCGCTCGGCCCGGCCGTGCCGGTCGAGACGTTGGTGCCGGCGCCGCCGCGGTTGACGTCGACCTGGAGCCGCCCGGTCGCGTCGACCCACGCACTCACGAACGGGGTGCTGGTGCCCTCGTGGAACGCGTGCCAGATGGCGCTGTGGTCGGTCCCGCCGATGTCATTGAACCGCCACCAGCCCTCGACCAGCAGCCGCCCGCCGGTGTTCGCCGACGCGGTGGCCGACAGGTTGTAGTAGAGCACCTGCGAGCTGGTCCCGCTGGTGGTCACGCTGGCGACCCACTTGGCCGCGGGGGTCGGGTGGGTGAACCCGTCGGGCGGGAACGCGAGCGTGGTGTAGTTCGCGCCGTAGAAGTCGTGGAGGGTGCCGACCTCCGGCCAGCCGGAGCCGTGCATCGTCGCCGACAGCTTGCAGCTCGCCCGGACCGGTGGCGACGCGTAGAAGCCGCACTGGCGCAGGACCCAGTCGGCGAGGAACGCGCCGGTCAGGCCCGGCTTGTTCGCGCCGCCCGCGACGGTCCCGTCGTCGGCGATGATCATCGGCAGGGTGACCTGGCGGGCGAGCGCCTCCCGGTTGTCGACCAGCTCGAGCGTCGCGGTCCGCTGCCCCGAGTCCACGGCGAGGCGGCGGACCCGGCCGGTGAGCAGCCGCACGTACTCGGCACCGGCGCTGGTGCGGAAGCCGACCGAGACCCTCGCGGGCGCGCCCTTGCGGTCGTAGCCGTAGATCGGCGAGGCGGTGTTGTAGGGGCTGAACCACCAGGCGGCGTGCTGGCCGGCGGCCGACTCGTCGTTGCGGGCCAGCACGACGGTGGCGCTGGCCGCCGCGATCCCGCTGAACGGGCGGGCCTGCTCGGGCAGGTCGGTCGTCAACGCCCGCGACACCCGCAGGTCGGCCACCATCGGGGTGAGGTCGTCGATCGTTCCCGGGCCGCCGTACCCGTTCCGGGCCCAGTCCACCTCGACGAGGACGACGGGGCTGCGCTCCTGCGCGAGGATCGCGGCGGCGAGGGTGCCGGAGACCGACTGCACCTAGACCTCCACCAGGACCATGTCGGCGTTGAACACGGCGACCGGGGCGTTGATCGGGGACGAGGGGGTGAACGAGTCGACCACCACCAGCGGCACGCCGGTGCCCAGCGCCCACGCGGACGCCGCGGTGGCCTGCTCGAGCTGCGGGTCGTCGACCCACACCTGCCGGATCGCGCTCGGGGCGGTCGAGTCGAGCACGGCCGGGACCGCGTAGGCGGCCGTGGCGGGCGAGGTCTTGTTCGCCACCGTGAGCCGCGTCGACCAGTCCGCCGTCCCCACTGCCGTGCCGGTGCCGAAATCGGTGGACAGCAGCGCGCCCGCAGCGTCCTTCCAGTCGAGCGCCGCGTACATCGTGATCGCCGCGTTGGCCCGCGCATAGGCGGAGAAGGTGTACACGGTGGACGGCAGGACCGCCGCCCAGGTCGCGTCCGGCGTCGTGCCGTTGGTCGGCAGCCACACCCCGCGGTCGGTCACCGACAGGGACGTGACGGTGTCCCACTTGAGCGACCGGCTGCCGGAGCGGAACTGGGTCGTGTCGGAGGTGACCGTGCCCTGCGGGGGCGCGGCGAAGCCGGTCGTGTCGTCCAGCGCGTCGGTGCCGGTCGACTGGTTGACGGTCAGCAGGTTCCGCCGGGAAGGGTCCAGGAACCGCAGCGGGCCGCCCAGCTCGTACAGGGCCTCGAGGACCGACAGCTCGTCGGCGGTGAGCCCCTTCCAGGTGAGCTTGACCTGCCGGCGGTAGCCGAGCGTGTCCCGCACGGTCCCGCCGCTGAGCAGCTCGTGGGTGCCGCCCTTGCGGACCCGCGCCGACTCGACCGGGCCTTGCAGCGGGTCAGGGAGGCGGGCGAGCGCGCCGGGCGGGCCGAGGTAGACGGTGGAGACCGCCATCAGGGAAGCAGCCTCGCGCGGTGGATCCTGGCTGCCTCGAGGTCGTCGATGACGGCGGCGGCGAACCGGCGCCCGTCGATCTCGAGGACGATCTGCGTCGGCTGGCTCGCGGCACGGCCGACCGGCTCGGGGCGGCCGGTGCCGTTGTAGGCGAGCGACAGGCCCGGCGGGAGGAAGCCGCCCCGGTCGTAGCCGGACGGCCGGACCCGCGGGTCGACGGCTGCGAGGCTGCCGTAACGGTGGACCGCGTAGTTCCCGCCGGCATAGCTGTTGGCGTACGGGTTGACCGACACGCCGTACAGGAACGGGCCGACGTTGCGGAACCGGCCAGCGTAGGCGGCGTAGGTCCCGGCGATGACCTGCGCGCCGCCGACGCTCGGGTGACCGAGGACCCAATTGATGTCGGTGCGGTTGATCGCCGACCACCGGCCGCCGGACTCGAACATGATCCGCCGCGCCCATGCCGCCCACTCCCCGGCACGGCCGAGGGCCGCGGCGGTCCACTGCGCGACCCGGGCGACCGTCCCCGACACGCCGGGGACCAGGCCGAGACCGACCAGCACCGACATCGCGTCGCGGCCGTGCAGCCGGCTGGAGCCGAACAGGGTCGAACGGGTCGCGTCCCCGAGCGTCGTGGCGGTGGAGCCGGGCAGCCGTGGCAGCCGGGAGGCGTCGATGAACCCGCCGGTGGCGAACCGCCGCGCGTTCAGCGCCTCCAGCGCCGGGCGGACGCCGGGCCGCGCGACCGCAGCGGCGTTGACGACGAACTCGCCGCGGGACAGCCGGCCCCACACGTCGTCGGCGGTCGGCCCCGACCCGACCGTGACCATGCCGCCCTCGCCGAACACCGGCGCCCGGTGGGAGAAGTTCCCGGTGACCTGCTTCAACAGGACCGCGTTGCGGTCCCAGTGGACCGTGCCCTCGACGCGGACGGGAATGTCCTTGCCGGTGAGCCGGTTCACGCGCCGCTGGATCTTGTCGAGCTGGTCGTCGACCGTCCGCTTCGCGCTGCGGACCGCCTCCTCGGCCTTGCGGAACGGGGCACCCATCGGCCCGGGGAGCTTCCCGAACAGGTGCAGGATCCCGGCGACGACGGTCGTGGCGATGTCCCACCAGGCCCGGAAGTTGCCGATGATGAACCCGACCGCCGCGCCGATCACGGTCTTGATCGCGGCGAACGCGGCCTGCACGATCTTCCGGAAGGTCTCCGAGTGCTTGTAGGCGTAGACGATCCCTGCGGCGAGCGCGGCGACGGCGACGATCACCAGGCCGACCGGGCTGGCGGTCAGCGCCGCGTTGACGAGCCACTGCGCCGCGGCCCACGCCTTGCTGGCGACCGCCACGACGCGCTGCGCGACCGCCTGCGCGATGGTGGCCACCCGCATCCGGATCGTGGTGGCCAGCCCGACCTCCCCGGCGGCGTTCTCGATGCCCTGCGCGCCGGCCGCGCCGAGCCCCGACACCGTCTGCTCCCGCAGCGCGGCCGCGAGCTGCTTGGTCGCCCGCGCCCGCGCGAACGTCGCCACGACCAGCACCGGGGAGGCGAAGTCCGAGATCGTCCCGCCGAGCTGCGCGAGCGGCCCGACGATGCCCTTGACGGCGCGGAACGCCAGGAAGCCCGCCAGGATCGCCGGCAGCCACGGCAGGACGTTGTGGAGGTTGCGGGCGACCACGTCCAGGACCGGCGCCGCGATCGACAGCGAGTTGGCGAAGACCCGGCCACCGCCGCCGGCCTGCTGCAACGCGGGGCCCGCCTGGCTGGCGCCCTGGAACAGCTTGCCGAAGCTCTGCCCGATGTGCTCGAGCTCGGGGCGGAGGTTCTTCGCCCAGTCGACGACCCGCCGGCCGGTCACGCCGAACCGCTCCATCTTCCCGACGAACGAGTCGGCGCTGCTGGTGATCCCCTCGCCGGAAAACGCGGCACCGAGCGCGGTGATGCCGAACCCGAGCTCACGGGTGGAGGGCAGCAACTTGGTGAAGGAGCCGATCCACCGTAGCAATGTCGCCTGGACGGCCGGCCCGTAGCGGGTCGCGAGCACGTTCAGGTCGGGGATGACCTTGCGACCCAGGCTGTTCTCGAACCGGTCCACCACCGGCAGCAGCACCGAGCCGATAACGTCCTGGAGCTGGTGCCACGCGACCTGCATCCGCCCCGACGCGGTCGCCTGCGCCGCCGCACTGCCGCCGAATTCCGAGTTCAGCTCTTTCAGGATGATCTTCCGCGCCGCGAGCGCGTGGCCCGACTCGACCAGCGTCTTGATCTGGTCCTTCTGCTGCTTGGTGAACGTCACGCCGACGCGGGACAGCGCGCCCATGCCGGCGATCGGGTCGTTGAGGGCCTTGCCGAGCTGGATGCTGGCCTGCTGCACCCCGGCGGCGCTGACCTGGCCGTGGCCGAACGCGGCGGCCATGTCCAGCACCGTCGCCGACGCCTGGTTGAAGATGTCGTTGCCCTTGCCGGTCTCGTTGCGCACGTTCTTGAACGTGAGCAGCATGTTCTGGCCGGACTGGATGACGTCCCCGTCGACGGTGGTCTTGCGCTCCAGCGCGTCGCTGAGCTTGCCGACCTGCTTCACCGACACGTTCGCCGCGCCACCGGTGGACTTGATGGCCGCCGTGGTCTGCGCGACCACTTTGAGGTGGTCGCGGTAGCCCTGCACGCTCTCCCGCAGAACCGGGGTCAGCTTGACCGCAGCGACGACCGCGAGGCCGAGGCCGCCGGCGATCCCCGCGCCGATGCCCTTGCCGACCGCGCCCAGGCCGTGGCCGAAGCTGCGGGCGAAATGGTGGGACGCCTGCTCGCCGGCCTTGGTGATCGGCCCCTGGACCTGGCTGGCGAGGCTTCTGCCGAAGTTCGAGACGAGCTTGGGTGCAACGTCCAGGTATGCCGTTCCCGCGTCAAGCGCCACTCAGGATGACCTCCTTCCAGCGGAAACGGCCAGCGAGGTCTACGCTCCAAGGTCGGATACCCGACCCGGAAGGGACCGGAACATGGGATGGCTCGTCCTGGCACTGGTCGCCGCCGTACTCATCGGCGCCATCGCCTTGGTGGTCTGGTACTGGTGGACCGTGATCACCGCCGAGGTCACCGACACCAAGATCGAGCACACCGTCGCCAAGCGGATCGCCGAGCCGCCCGAGCACTAGCCCGGGCTGACGACGATCTCGGTGCCGCCACCGGTCGCGCCGAAGAAGGCGCGGACCTCCTCCCGCGCCGACATCCTCGGCGGCGCGGTCTGCCCGTTGCCCTCGGCCGCCGACGCCGGCTGGCCAGGTCGGGGGACCGGGACCGGCTCCGGGTGGGGCGGTTTGAACCCCAAGCCGCAGTGGAGCAGGCTGACGACCACCTGGAGCTGCTCGACCGTGCAGGCCAGCAGCTCCTCGGTGTCGCCCCACGGCGGCCCGCTGACCGCCCGCGCGGTCCGCGAGTCCGGGGGGAGCCCCTGGATCAGGTCGAGGAGCTCGCGGACCCCGACCGCCCGCGGCCCGAAGCACGCTTCGGCGAGACTGAGCTGGTAGTGGGACCGGAAGTCGGCGGCGAGCTCCCGTCGCCATTCCGCGATGAAGGCTGGGAGCCCGACGATTCCGGGAGTGCCAGCGCGTACATCTCCGCGATGGCGCTCAGGTCCTGGGCGTCGGGCACCGCCGCGCGCATCTGCTCCCACTCCGACGGGTCGACGAGCAGCAGCTTGACCGCCTGCACGAACTTGCCCTCGTTCAGCAACTCCGTGAACTCGAGGGGCAGTGTCGCGCGGAACCGGTAGGTCCGCCCGCCGAGCACGACCTCGTGCGGCGTCGTGTCGGCTTCGGCCCGCAGAGCGTCCAGGTCGCGTCTTCCCATCGTTACCTCCCGGTGATGGCGCGGCGTCCGCCGCCGAGCGCGGGGCGGCGCCGACCGCCAAGCGCGGCGCGGGCCACCGTCGCGCCGAACGCGCCGAGGACCTGGCCGCCGAGCACCCGGAAGCCGACCTGCTGCGCGGCGCGGGCGAGGACGTGGCCGCGGCGCCGGCCGCGCTCCTGCCGTGGCGGGCGTTCCGCCCAGTGGCTCTTCCAGTCGGTGGCCACGACACGGCCGACCAGCTCGCCGTGCTCGTCGGTGCCGGACTCGCCGTGGATACCGCGCAGGTAGCCGCCGCGGCGGTAGTACTCGGCCCGGGCGATCGCCTGGGCGCGCTGCGCGATCCGGTCGGCGACCTCGCCGAGGGCGCGCTCCATCGGCCCGTGCGTGGCCTCCCGGGTGCCGAGCGCGTGGCCGGTGACCTCGGCCTCCAGGTTCGGGTTGACGCGGACGTTCGCCACGGATCAAGGCTTCCTTCCCCAAGCTGGCCAACAGACGAGACACACCCGCGACCCGGCCCTGTTCACGTAGGTCGTCTCCGGTCGCCATGGGTGCCCGTGCTTGCAGGCCGGGCGGGCAGCGATCTTTGCCGCATTCGTCAGCGCGGCGCGGCGGCGATTCTCTTCTGTTGTCACGATCTCCAGGCAGTCCGGATTGCAGCAATGCCGGAACTCGCACTGGTGATCCGGCTCGTGCCCTTCCGGGACCGGGCCTTTCAGCAGCTCCCACGCGAAACGATGCGCTGAGACGGTCCGGCCATCGACGGTCAACGTCCCGTACCCCGAATTGTTCGGGGGTCGTGTCCATAGCCAGTGACCATCTGGAGTCTTGCGGATGCTTGCCCAGAATCGCTTCTCAGCCGGTACGCCTCGGCCCTGGCCACGAGATTGGGCGATCAGTGGGTCTCCGTATTTCCGCCAGCGCTGCCAGCACTTGCCGCAGAGGCCCCGGCCGACGACGGTCCCATCGCAGCCTTCGACCGAACAGGTAGACCGGGAGCCGCGGTTCGCCCGCATCGGGCCACCAGCGAGCGGGTCGCCATAGCGGCGTTCGCGGTCGTAATGACGGCCGCAGAGCCCCCGGTGCTTGACTGGATGTGGACAGTCCTCGACTGAGCACGGATTCTTCGTCTCCATGCGAAGAATCTACCACGACCTCACCAATTAAGCGAACGCCGTGTCATTCGTATAAATGCTGCCCAGCACGGTGCCGGACGCGGGGCTCATGGCCGACAAGGTGAACGGCCACTCGATCGCGGCGTTGCGGGTGATCGAGCTCTCTCCCGTGTCGGTGACCATGCAGCGCGGCATAACGAACCGGTAGATGAACGCGCCGTCCACCCACTCCAGCCCGTAGACCCGCTCGTCGACCGCCGGCGCGGACGAGATGTCGTACTTGTACTTCCCGGCGGCCTGGGTGACCACGCTGCCACCGCCGAAGTACAGCGGGATGATGTCCTTGTCGGACTGGACCAGGGTGAACGCGCTGGTGAGCCCGACGCCGGTGATCAGGTACCGCACCACGGCGATCGACTGCCACACCTTCACCATCTCGGTGTCCATCGACCGGCTGATCTTCGCGCCGTCCTCGGTCGCATAGCCGATGTTGGTAAAACCGGTCCACGCCGAGGCGATGTCGACCGGCGGCGTGGTCCCGGATGGCGCGATGTAGATCGTGCCGTTGCTGCCCACGCGGATCTCCGAGGCTGCTTGCCCTGCCATCGGCGGTTCCTCCTGTTCCGGTCAGCTCGCTGGCAGGTGCAGCGCCGCGATGGTCAGGTTGGTCGGCGGATTGACGTCGTAGGTGATGGTGAGGGTGCCCGAGAACCAGTCGACGGGGAACGGCCCCATCATCTGGTCGCCGGTGGTCGCCGCGATCGTGAGCGGGCCCGCGTTGTGGAGGGTGCCGCGGTTGCACGGTGCCGCCGCGGCGACGGTGACCGCGCGGGTGGCGGCGTTGGTGTTCTTGATGTGGAGATAGACGCGCCCGTCGTTGCCCGACAGCGTGTCGCCGCCGCTGGAGCCGGCCGCATAGGCTTTGGAGTCGCCGGAGCGGCTGATCTCGTAGAGGGTGAGCGCGGCCACCTAGCTCTCCTTCTTGCCACTGTCGGCTTCGGCTGTCGCCTCTGCCTCGGCCTGCTTGCGGGCCTGCTCAAGGAGCTTGTCCCGCTCCTTCTGCCCGAGCTTCTGGAGCTCTGGGTTCCACGCCTCCGTCATGTCGCTCCTTTCCTATTGCACGGCTGCGGTGGCGATGCGTTCGAGAAACTTCGCGCACTGTGCGCAGCCACGGATGTGTGCGGCGTGCGCGACGCAGACCCATGCCTCGCGGCCGAAACGGTCGAGGACGCGGTAGGCCGCCGCAGCGCCGCACTGCGCATCGATGACGGCCTGCTCGCTGTTGAGGGCCGGGTCGTTGATGTCGACAGGCAGGAACGAGCAGCCGGTACTGACCGGCGAGATCATCACGTAGTGCCGCATAGGGAAACCCCCTCTAGCCCAGCCCGCTACACGACCGCCGCAGTGAGGACCTGGAGCTCGAGGACCGCGCCGACGTGGTCGATCGACGCGGCGGTGAAGCCGACCCCGTAGCCGCGCATCCCCACGACCCACGCTTTCGTCATGGGCAGGCCGAGCGGGTCGTTGGTGCCGCCGGCGCGCAGCGCGGCGCTGAGCGACCGTGGGCCGACCGCGTCGACGAGGTCGTCCAGGGCGATCTCGCCGAGCTGGGTGAGCGCGGCGGAGCAGAGCACGTCCAGGTCGAACTGCCAGACGATGTCCACGCCCGCGCCCTCGCCGCGTTCGAACGTGGCGGCGCGGGGGATCGGGACGACGGCGGGCAGGTTCGGCGAGCTGGGGACGGTGTCGTAGGCGGTGAGCCCGGGGACCTGGGCCTTAAGGGTCTGCTTGAGCGCGACCCGGATGGCGCGGAGCGTCGCCATCAGCGGCGGCCCCCGTGGAACAGGCTACCCCGCTGCGGCGCGTAGGTGAGCGTCCGGGCCCGCCGCTTCCGGTACACCTCGAGGAGGTCGGCGACGTCGGGGTCCTCGTAGCGGCTGATCCGCACGGGGCCGAACTCGCTGAACCCGGCGGTGAACCCGTCCGGGGACTCCTTGCGCTTGAACAGCTTCACCGCTTTCAGGACCGCGGCCTGGTTGACCTCGACGGGCACGGCGGGCCAACCGAACCGGGCGGTGACCTGGAGGCCGGCGCGCTGCGGCCACACCGGGAAGCGGCGCTCGCCGACCGCGACGACCTCCCACCACGGCCACCCGTCCAGGTCGGCGTCCAGCGGCTCGAGCTGGAAGTCGGTGCTGGTCGTCCAGGTGGTCTCGAAGACGCCGTCGCCGTCCTCGTCGGTCCTCACGACCAGCCCGGTGGTGGTGGAGATGTCAGCGACCCATGCACGCCACGGGTCGTCGGTGCGGAAGACGCGCACGGTCGGGGCGAGGTCCCGCCAGAACCGGCGGGAGCCGGGCACCCCACCGGAGCACCAGTCGTCGATGGCGCGGCTGGTCGCGTTGACGGCCCGCTGGAGCAGGGTGCCGTCGAGCGTGCCGCCGTCGTCGCGGAGCTGCCCGCGGACCTCCCCGACCGTGCAGTAGATCGTGGCCGGCGACGTCGGGGCACCGCCGACCTCGAACTGGCCCTCGCTGACTTCGGTGAGCGCGCCCGTGACGGCGAACCGGTACAGCCAGATGCCCGGCTGGGAGCAGGCCCCGACGGCGGTGTAGACGCGGGTGGGGCCGACAGGTGTCCCCGGGGTGGTCGTGGGCGCGTCGGCGGTGCCGTCCGGGCGGGTGACGGTGGTGGTGACGGTGACGCCGGCCCAGTTGGTGAAGGCCGGGTCGTCAGCGGTCAGGGTGTAGGGCAGCTTGTAGGCGTCGCCGACGCTCAGCGGCTCCGCGCTTGCGGTCATTCCACGCCCACTTCCCCTTCCGCACTGGTGATGGTGACGGTGCCCTGGTGTTGGCCGGCCACCAGGACGGACCCGGTCGGCCCGTCGAGTTCGGCGTCACCCGTCGTGGATGCCGCCGTGGTAGTGACGGCTTGCGCCGCGCCGCCAACGGTGACGGTGCCGGTGGCCTTGACGACTAGGGGCGGCCCGGTCGGCTGGGGCCAGGGCGGGTCGAACCGGCGGCCGTGGACGCGTGGGAGCAGTGGCGGGCGGCGGTGGGCGACGACCCGGCTGGGCAGCCAGGCGCCCGGTGCTGGCGGCGGGACGAACGGTGGCGGCGCGGCGATCCGACCGCGGCGCGGTGGGACCACCGGTGGACGTCGTCGTGCGCAGACGAACCGTGGCGGCGGCCCGGCCGTCGGTGGGACCGGCAGGAACCGGCCCGGCCGTGAGCGGGGGGCCGGGGGCGGCCGGTGGGCCTGGAGCAGCCTCGGGACGAACGCGGGCGGTGCCGGTGGGACGAACGGCCAGGGCGGGTCCCATCGGGCACCACGAGGTGTCGGTGCGGCCCATGCGGCCCGGGTCCGGATGTCCTGGACGGTCCACGGGCTCGGCGCGGGCGGCGGGACGGCTGGCGGCGCGTCCCAGCGGCTACCGCGGACCGCCGGCAGCGCACGGGACCGTGGCCGCGTGCTCTGCCATGGCGGCACCCACGGGCCCGGGGCGGGTGGTGGGACCGTGGGTGGCACGTCCCAGCGGTGGCCGCGCCGTGGTGGCGCGTAGCGGGGCCGCTGACGGGCGCTGACCCAACAGGGCACCCATGAGGGTGGCGGGGCCGCAGCGAACGGCCACGGCGGGCTCCACGACTGGCCACGCCGCACCGCGGGCGCTGGTCGCGGCCGACCGGCCTGGTGCTGCCACTGCGCCGGCCGCTCGGGTGGCGGTGGTGCCGTGAAGGGCCACGGCGGGTCCCAGCGCTGGCCCGGCCGCCAGGTCGCGCCGCGCCAACGCCGGTGCGCCATGGGTTACTCCCCGAACGTGCGTACTACTCCTCGATCTCCATGAACAAATCGAACACGTGCGCGGCCGGCATGAGGCCGCTGCGGTTGAGGAACGCGAACCCGTCGGTGGTCAGCTTCGCGACCTCGAACTCCTCCAGGAACTCCGCTGGGATGTCCACGCCGGACTTGGCGTTGAAGGGGATCTGGATCTGGTCCGGCGTCTGGAGCGTCGGCGGGGTCGCGAAGGTGGTGGAAAGCGTCGTCCGTGCGGTGCCGAACCGGGTCATGTTCGGGTTCAGCGTGACCGCGCCGCCAGGGGTGGTGCCGGCGTTGGTGCAGCGGGCGATCCCGAGGCGGCACTGGAAGTCGGAGACCGCTGTCGCGGCGGTGGTGTTGCGGACGCCGACGATCACGCGGCGGAGCAGTCCACCGGAGGTGGCGGACCCCTGCCACCAGGCGAACCCGGTGTCGTTGGCGAGCGCGGCCCCTGAGGTGAGCACACCCGTGTACCGTGCCATTTCGGTCCTTTCTACCAGCGCCCGGCGTACTGGCTGACGAATGGTGGCGGCGTGGCGGCTGCGGCCACGACGAGCGGCTTGAGCGCGACGATGCACACCTGCGCGTTCTGCGCCTGGCCGACGGTGACCGCCTCACTGACCGCCGTGGCGGCGCCCTGCAACTGGTACTGGAAGTCGGCCCACTGGTTCACCTGCGCGGCGACCGCCGACTGGGTCAGCCCGCCGTCGGTCCAGCCGCCCGCACCGGTGATCGTCTGGGTCGTGCCGCTTGGGACCTTCCCGCCCCAGCACGCCACGATCATGCAGCCGTTCACGCTCGGCGTGATCGTCGGGGACGTGTAGGAGCCGGCAGAGGTGTAGTTCAGCGGGGACTGCTGGTCGATCGTCCCGGTCGTGTCCACACCACGGAACGCGGTCGAGTGGGTGCACCAGAACCGCGCGGTGCCGAGCGTGAAGGACGGGGCCGCGTCGCCCGCGACGAAGAACCGCCAGAACACGCCGATCCTGGTGGACGTCCCGGTGACTTGGGTGAGCAGGTTCCACCCGGCCGGGGTCGTGATCGTCGTGCCGCTGCCACCCGTACCCGACCCGTAGCTGACCTCCAGGAGCACGAGGTCACCGTCGGTGATCGAGGTTGGCAGCGCCGAGGTGACGGCCGTGCCGGACGCGGTGCACTCGGTGTGGCCGTCGGTGCCGACCTTGGCGATCGCCATGCGCGGCTATCGCGGGTCAGGTGCCGGGCTGGCCGCAGTTGTGGAGGACGGTCCGGCCGTCCGGGGAAGTGTCGGGGTTCTGCTCGATCGCGACGAGCACGCCAGCCGGGTGCTCGCTGGCCTGCTGGTTGCCGGTCCACTCGCTGATCGTGTCCGGGTCGGTCGAGTCGCAGACGGTGTCGCAGTGGACGCACATGGTGACGCTGCGGCCCTCGTAGGTGCCGTCGTTGTAGGTCGGCACGTCGTTCCAGCCGAGCTGGTCGAACGGGGTTGCCATTGCGGCTCCTCGCCTTGCTCACGGGACGGTCACGGGTCCGCATCGTCGGCCGTCCGGGCGGGTACGGTGCGGGTGGTTCCCGGCCAGCGGGCCGCTCTCCAGTGGGGGCTGGATCGAGCGCCCGCCGGCCGGGGAACCGGTCAGGGGCCTATCTTCCGGACGGCTCGCCGTTCGGCTGGCCGAGCGCCGCGCGGAGCTGCTCCAGGTCAGGTCGGGGGACGACCAGCTCCGCCGGCCACCCCTGCAAATGCCGCTGGAGGAGCTCGGCAATGGCCTGGGTGAACCTCCGGTCGGAGAAGAACGTCCCCCGCCCCGCCGGGGTGGTCCAGTCCCAGCGGAGCAGGTGCTGGGTCGGCTGGCCCGGCGCGCTCGCCGTGACCAGGTCCACCGTCACCTGGGTCGGCAGCGGCTGCGGGACGACCTGCGGGGTCGGCTGCGGGGTCATCTCGGAGCGGCCTCCTACGCGATCCAGAGGGAACCGGTCACCCCGACGGCGCAGGCCACGTGCAGGCCGACCGCGGCGCGCAGCCCGGTCGGGACGACCACGGTCGCCGCGAGCTGACCGGCGACCGTGTCGAACGTGGCGAGCACCGTCCCGGACGCGGCCGTGTTGTCGTAGACGGTCACGGTCGCCGCGCTGGCGGTCCGCAGGCTGAACCCGCGCAGCTCGCACGTGCCGGCGAACGCGGTCCCGGCCGCAGCGACCGGGACCGGCGAGGCCATCGCCATCAGGCGAGCTGCCCGACGCGCTGGAACCCACGGAAGTCCAGGACCGCACCCGAGTAGATGTGGCGGATCTTGTACTTGATGACGTCGTTGGAGAACACCGAGCCCTGCGACGGGTCCGACTGGGTGAACAGCTCGGGGGTGTCGCGGCCCTGGTAGAACCCGAGCTCGATGGTGGGGCAGAGAGCCGGGTCGGCGACGACGTACCACTTCACCAGGCCGGCGCCGGTGACCGGGAAGTAGTCCACCACGACGTAGTCCATGTTCGAATGGATGTTCGGCGTGTCGGAGGGGCCGGCGGCGGTGGCGGGCACCGCGACGACCGACTTGGTGAGCTGGTAGGCGATCTCCTCGATCGACGGGGGCACGACCAGCGTGCGGGGGACCAGCGAGAGGATGTCGGAGGTGTCGCCGTAGGCGGTCTGCGCTCGCATCAGCGCCCGCGTCGCCGACAGGTTCGACTGGGACAGCGGCACCGGCCCGGCGGTCTCGTTGTTGTGGCCGGCGACGAACAGCGCGGTCGCGTCGTAGATGTTGGCGTTGGCGCGCAGGAAGTCCCACACGAACCGGTACAGGGTCTGCGCGGCGGCGAGGCCGAGCTTGACAGGGATCTTGGAGATCGCGCGGACGTCGTCGTTGGCGACCATCTCGAGGGTGAGGTCCTCGGTGCCGCCCCGCTTGGTCGGCGTGTAGGTGACCTCCTCGTTGGTCGGGCTGGTCAGCGCGGTGTACGCGGCGCCCTGCGCGACCGTCGGCAGTGTGCCGTACCCGCCGATCCGGTCGATGCGAACGGTGCGGAAGTCGTTGACGGGCGGCATGGAGGAGACGATCTGCCGCCAGGTTTGGAGGCTCGGCTGGCCGTACTCGGCGACCATCCGCCGGGTGATCGAGTCGCCCAGCACCAGGTTCCAGGACGACGAGGTCAACGACTCCTGCGCACGCACGCCGCTGTCGAACGGGCCGACGCTCTCGGCCATGATGGTGCGGTTGAAGTCCTCGTCCCAGTTCTTCGGCTGGCGGCCGGTGACGTCGACGAACGCCTGCCGGAACGACCGGTAGCCCTCCGAGTACTTGCCCTCGAAGAACTTGTCGAGCGCCTGGAGCTTCTTGTCGAACGACTCGGTGCCGACGACCGCCCCGCCGATCCGTGGGGTGAGCGAGCCGGCCTCGAACACCGCGATGCCCTCTTTGATGTTCGCGATCCGGCTGTCGACGTCGGCCTCGGTGAGCTGCTCGGGCAGCGACTCGCGGATCCGGTCGAAGGACTGCATGGGCAGGCCCGCGGCGAGGATCTTGTCGCGGATCAGCGTCCGCGCGAGCCACGTCTCCCGGCCGATCGGCTGCGACGCCTGCTGGGTGCCGCCGCGGAGCGCACCGAGCGCGCCGCCCGCCTCGGTCGCGGGCGCGCCGCCGTTCCCGCCGCCGTTGCCGTTCCCGGCTGGCGCGCCGGCCGGGACGAGGGCCTCCAGGAGCGCCGTGCGCCGCTGGGTGACCTGCTCGTCGGTCGCGCCGGCGGGCAGGCCGAGCGCCTCACGGAGCTGCTGTGGGGTCATGCGTCCTCCTTGGGGCGCTTCGGGGGCGGCCTCGCTGCCCTCCTGCTGGGGTGGGTCCTCGCCGCCGGCGACCATCCGCACGGCTGGCCCATTGCTGTCGGTCCCGGCGTCGTCCTGGCCAGCGATCATGTGGTCGGCCTGGCCACCAGCTGCCGGGTGGGCGACCACGTCGGAGGAGTTGACCTTGGTGATCGCGGTGGCCTCCTGGAGCCGCTGGCCGCCCTCCACGACCGGCTTGTAGGTGCCGTACACGTCGTGGGAGATCCCCACCACCGGTGGCAGACCCTGTTCCTGCGCGGCCAGGCTGGCGTCCAACGCCTCGGCGGCGTGGGTCGCGCCGGGGAACAGGTGCAGGTCCCCTTCGATGCCCTCGCTGGTAGCCTGCACGTCACGGTAGTAGCCGATCAGGCCCTGGATAGTGCTGGACGCCATCTCCTGGTCGCTGCGGTGGTGGTCGAACGCCTTGGCGCCCTCGTACAGCGGCGCGGCGGCGCGCATCACCGCCTCCGGGTAGCGGCGACCGTTCTTGGAGTCCCCGTAGGCGATGATCCGCACCCCGAATACCCGTCCGCCGGTGGCGTCGGTGCCCTTGGCCTCGATCGCACGGCTGACGATCCGGTCCCGTTCCTGGGGTGGGGCGTCCGCTCCTTCCCCTGCGGACGCCGTCGCCGCGGGGGCGGGCGCGTAGGTCCGCACCACCTGGGACGGCTCCCCGACGGTCACCTCCCCGGCCTCGTCGATGGTGTAGGACCGCTGCCACAGCGCCTGGTCGTTCGGGTCGTCGCCCGACACGGCGTAGACGACCGTCTGCTCGGTCATGTCCGCGACGTAGCAGTAGCAGTACAGGTCCCCGCGGGCCTCCCGCTCGGCGGTCTGGACCTCCTCGCGGACCAGCTCGCGGATGTCGTCGAACGACCGGGACCCGTCGATCATCGCCTCCGAGGTCGAGCCGGCGATGGTGATGTTGAACTTGCCCGCGGCGGTCTTGATGCGGCCCTTGATGAGCTTGAGCTGGCTTGCGGTGTAGCCCTTCTGGTTCTTCGGCACGTTGATGTACGACCAGGCGGCGCGGACCCGCTTGGCGGTGTTCAGCGGGTAGCGGGCGACCGGGGTGAGGCCCGTGTCGGATGCCTGCTGCCCGGCGCCGTCCAGATAGCCCGGGTCGGCGTGTTCCACGTCCCCGTAGGGCTTGGTGGCGCCTTGCTTGGGCGCCGCCTCGGCCGCCTGCTCGGTACCGGCCGCTTCGGTGTCCGTGGCTGGGGCCTCGGGCGCGTCGACCGACTCGGTGGCCCGCACCGGCACCGACCCCTCGCCGGGCTGGAAGCGGTGGCCGCAGGCCGGGCAGGTCACCGTGTCCGCGCCCTCCGCCCGGCCGAGCGCCTCGGCTGGCGGCTGCTGGCCGCGGAACCCGGCGTTGGCGGCCTCCTGCACGCACCTCGGGCAGTCCGGGAGGTAGTCAGGATGGGTGTGGTCGCTCATCCATTCGCCGCCTTCCTGCCCCTGGCCGCCGCCTTCGGCTCCGCCTTGGGTTCCGCCTCGGCCGGGACCTGCTCCAGGGGGTACATGCCGCCGCCACCGACCGGGACGACGGTGCCCCGGCCGCTGGCGTGCACGATCAGGTCCCCGTCGGGGTGGACGCGGACCTCGGCGATGTCGGCCTCGGCGATGTCGAGGAGCTTCGCCATCTCGGCCTTCGACCGCCGCTCCGCGGCCACGTCGTCGGGCACGTGGTAGCTGCCGTCGCCGGCGATGCCGCGGCGGACCGCCTCGGCCTGCTCCGAGCGGGTCATGCGTTACCTCCTCATGGAGTCACGGCGCGCAGCTTCTGCTGCTTCGTGGCCGCGTCGTCGACTGCGGTGGCCACGTCATCCGGGTTGGCGGTCGGCGCATCAAGTTCGGCGTTGTACGGAATCCCCACGTAGTCCTCCCACGCCTTCCGGGCAGCGGCCTTGGCGGCCTCGACCGACAGCGCACCGATACCGACGAGCTTCTCCAGCCCGGTCGACAGGTTCAGCAGCACCTGCGCGGTGATCTGCGCGTCCGCCGCGGCGATCTCCGGGCCGGTCACCAGGACCGTCTGCGCCGCCGGGACCTCCCGCTGCTGCCCGGTCCGCTCGTCGACCGCGGTCACCGTCGGTGCCAGCCGCTTCGCGGCGACGGCCTGGTCGACCGCGAAGCGGGCCAGCTCGGTCTGGTAGCCGAGCCACATCTTCTGCACCCCGCCGACGCGGCGGCGGACCGGCTCCGCCATCGTCAGGCTGGTCGCCCGGTTGGCGTCCTCCGGCTCCGCCAGCCACGTCTTCGCCAGCCCCGCGCCGCCGGCGACCATCGTGAGGACGTTCTTGCCGGCGATGGAGTCCTCCTCCGCGCCGGTCTGGGCCTGCTTCGGCTCCCACTTCACGCTCTCGTTGTGGACCTCCACCGACCCGGACGGGGGGATCGCGTTCGAGCCGCGCTGCGCGAGGAACGCGTCGATGTCGCCCTGGCCGCCTTTGACGGTCACGTCCCACACCAGGTAGCGCATGAGCGCGGTCCGATCGATCAGGTTCGACAGCACGGTGTCGTAGCTGTCGAGCCAGTCCAGGACCGGCATGAGGAACGGCATGCCGCGCCTGTCGGACAGCAGCGTCTTGAACGGCGTCCACCACATCGCCTCGCCGGCGCGCAGGCCGGTCTCGTCGTCGACCTGGGCGACCTGGAGCCGCAGGTCCTGCCCGTCGGGGCCGCCCCACCGGTACAGGACCCGGTCCGGCCACAGCGGGTTGCCCGCGACCAGGGTCACGTCGGTGACCCACGACGGGTCGACCGGGGCGACCCGGACCACCCCGGAGACCGGGCCCTGCATGAGCTCGATCAGCGTCTCACCGTTCAGGAGCTGGTCGCGGAGCCACAGCTCCTGCTGGCCCAGGCAGTTGCGCGGGTCGGTCCAGAACGCCTCCGCGACCCGGCGGACGTCCGGGTTGCTCGCCTGCAAGCTGACGCCGGAGTCGCCGACGCAGAAGCTGGTGTAGGTGTCGACGATCGCGCGGGCCATCGGGTTGGACCGGTACGCGGCCACCGAGTAGGCGCGGGCCTTCTCCTGCGTCCAGTACGGGACCTCCCGGCCGACGGTCCCGGCCGGCCGCCAGCCGCGGTCCCCGTCGACCGGGTCGGTGGCGCCCGTGGTGGGCAGCGCGCCGGTCGCCACGAGCTGCTGGGGGGTCGCCTCCGTCGCCCGCGACGGCCAGAACCAGCTCCTCACCGGGACGCCCACCACCATCCAAGGGCGAGCAGCAGCACGATCCCGACGAGATCGGCGGCGAGCAGCCAGACCAGGACCTTCTGCCGACCGTTCACGGCCTGCTCCCGGCGAGACGGATCGCGAACCCGGGGATGCCGAGGCCGAAGTCGGGGTCGCTGGACGCCGGCCGGATCGGCGCGCGAAGGGTCGCCTCGTCGGGCGAGACCATCGGCTGGCGTGGCGACATGCCGGCGACGCAGCCGACGAACCGGAACGGCTCGTCGCACTGCGCGCAGCGGATCGTCATCTCCGCCGAGTAGCCGGCCACCGGTCCGTCCTCGACACTCGTGAGCCGGTTGACCTCGACGCAGGCAACGAAGTCCTCGTGCGGGCACGCCCGGTCCGGGTCGGTCACGCCGCCCTCCGCGCCTGCTCCGCCCCGGCCCGCCCAGTAGCCGCGGGCTTGGCCGCCGGCCGCTCGGCCGTGCCGTTGACCATCACGTACGACACGCCGACCAGGACCGCACTGCCCAACAGCAGCGACCACCACGCGTTGCCGGTCAGCCCGCCGACCGCCACGACCACGCCCACCCAGCCGGCCAGGCCGAGGAGGTTCGCGACCAGCTCGCCCGGCAGCCTCGGCAGCGGAACCCGGATGTACACGTCTGACCTCCCCGTCAGAGCTCGAGCCGCTGGGTCGGACGCCACAGCCCGGCCCGCTCCACCGTCACCTGCGACCTCGCCGTCGCCGGCGGCGGGTCGGTGTTGAACAGGCCAGCCGCAAGGGCGTCGTTGCGGGCCGCCACGGCGAGCGTGTCCGCCATCGCCGCGTCGATCTTGCGGGGCGAGTTCGGCTCGTCCTTGCACATCACGTACATGGCCTGCCCGTTCTCGTCCTTCATGCGGGTCTGCCGCTTGTGCGCGTTCGCCCAGTGCCGGGCGGCGACTGGGTCACCGTCGTTGGTGACCTCCCGGTTGGCGATCGCCGTCTTGATCGTCTTGAGTTCCCGGGCGATCCTGGCTTCCTGGTTGGTCCAGAACTCCACGACCTTGTCGTCGCCGTGGCGGCCCGCCCAGGTCGCCACCCACGAACCCCACCAGGCCGGGTCGTAGTAGCCGCGGACCACCTGGAACCGGTGGTGGGCCGCGTCGACCGCCGCGTCGACCTCGAGCTCGGGGACCTTCCACTCCGCGACCGGGCGGCCCTGGGAGTCAAGCGGCCGCTCCCAGATCCCGATCGTGAACAGGTGCCCCCCGCGGGTACAGCCTCGCAGCGCCGTCGCGTCCCGCCGCAAGCTACCGTCGAACCCGAGCGCGATCGGGGTCCCGTCCGGTACGACCGCCCCCGCGTCCGCGCACGCTGGCCACTGCCTGGGGTCGTCGAGGAACTTCCCCGCCAGTGGCACGGCCAGGTTGAAGAAGTACCGCCGGGAGTCCTGCCGGTCGTTGCGCGGGTCGTAGAACTCCGTGACCAGCCGGTCCATGTCCATCACCTGGGCGAAATCGCCGTAGGCTTCCCTGAACGCGAGCCGGACCGCGGCCTCGCTGTCCTCGTCGACCCCATCGGGGGCCCGCCGGTGGTCGAACAGTAGCCGCGCGGCCGAGCGGAGCTTGCCCTGTCGGATCAGCTTGGCCAGCGCATGGGTCGCCTCGGCGACGCTGCCCTCCCCCGGCGCGTACATCGTCGAGGTCTCCAGCGACCACGGCTCGGCGGCCTTGCGCTTGGCGAGGTTGCGCCGCACCGTCGCGTACATGTTGACCAGCTCCGCAAGCCGGTACAGGTGCGTCTCGTCGAAGACGACGAAGGTCTCCCGGCCACCGTCCTTCGCGCTGCTCGAGGCGGTCGATGGGCGGATCTCCCACGACCCTGGGCGACCACCCGGCAGGTAGGTGCGGGTCAGGCCAGCGTCCAGACCCGGCACGTCCGCCAGCGGTCCCTCGGTCAGGTTGTAGTAGACCGCGTCGTAGACGTTCCCGGTCTGCCCCTCCTCAGTGGCCAGGCAGCGCACGAACGGCGCGCGGACTGGCTGGCCCATCGGCTCGCCCCGCACGTACCGGTAGGCGAAGTCGCGCCAGCGGTAGACCTCGCCGCCCTCGGCGAAACCAGCGAACCGGCACGGCCCCCAACCCTCGAACAGCCCGAACCGTGCCGCCGTGCCGCTCTTGTCGCGGCCCTTCGGCCGGGAGAAGAACGCCGAGTCGTACAACCGTCGGCCCACCTGGTTGAGCGCGTAGCAGTCGACGACGAATCCGGCGAGCTCGTCATCGTGCAGGACCGGCTCGCCCTCGACATCGCCCGGGCCATGGACGCAGAAGTGCTCCATCCACTTCAGTGCCAGCCACCCCAGCGACCGCGCCCGGTCGTGGCCGGGCGCGCGGACCAGCTCGCGGGGCATCAGCCCTCGGCGTCACCGAGCAGCCGCCGTCGCCGGTCGTCCAGCGACGCCACATTCCCACCCTCCGCTGCCGCATCCGTCGGCAACTCCTCGACGATCTGCCACAGCAGCATCCGCATCGCCTTCGGCGTCAACCCGAGGCGGTCCTCGAGCGAGGTCGTCTGCGCGGCAATCGCCGCGGTCGCGCCGGGTCGCTCCGCGCGCACCATGAGCCGGCAGTAGCGCGCGACCGTCCTCGTCCAGCCGAGCCGCTCCCACGCGACCGCCTGCGGGGTCCGCCACAACTGCGCCCACGCCTCCCGCTCCGCCCCCGTGTGCCGCCCGGGCAGCGGCCACGGCGGCGGATCCCCCTGTCGGCCAGCAGCGGGCAGCAGCAGCGGCCCCGTGCGGGGATTGCGCCGCCGTGGCGCGAAGCTCGGTGGCTGCGACTGGGCCATACGCTCACCACCTTTCGCCCGGGACGTGGAGGCCGTACAGACCGCGAGGGGGATCGCGCGGGGTGATGGCGGTCGACCCGCCAGGGACTTTGGGTGGCGGGTATGCGTCACTTGTCGGATTACCCGATCAACCGCAGTTGCTCGCCGCTCTCAATGCCACCATCGCGCTTGAGGCTGTTGCAGAGGAAGTGCGCGAGCTGGACGTTGGCCTTGACGAAGCCACCACCCAAGGACATCGGGATGATGCAGTCGAGGCTGGCGCACATGAGATGCGGATACTTCAGCTTGCGACTGACCCTCCTTCGGCAAAGCTGACAACGCCAGCCATCCCGCTCGTAAATCTCCTGCGGATTGATGGGCTCGTACGCCACGCCGAGGCGCCGCGCTCGTTCCCTATGATCCCCACTGCGCCCGTGCTGCCGACCGATCCACCGAACGGAGCATCGGCGAGAACAGAAGCGCCGCAGCCTCCCGCTCTGCTGCTGTAGGCTCCGCTCGTTGGCTACAAAGGCTCGGCTGCACTCTGGGCAGGTGCGGTAGATGGCGGTACGGATCGCCGCTTGCTGTTGATGCTTTGCATTTAGCTTGGCGAGGGCAAACCGCTTCCCGCATTCCTTATTGCACGCTCGCTGCTTCTCTCGCCTGGCCACAAAGAGCACGCCGCACTGGACACAATCGCAGTAGAAGATCCTGCTGGCCTGCGGTGCCTTGCGATTCCTACCCTTGCGGTACTGCAACTCTAGCCCGCACGCTCGACCGCAGGTCCGCTGATCCCGGTAGGTCGGCCGGTACTCACGCCCACAGACTTCGCAGTGGCGCGGCTTCCTGCTTGGCTTCCCCATGCCGACTATTATCGCAGGTCAGCCGGACGATTCAGCTCAGCTCGGCTTGCCGATCGCCGAGTTGCGCGACCTGCACAGCACTCGGAGCGGTCCGTGGCCTGGTCCGGTGACGTGGTGCGCGGTGAGGTCGCGGCTGGGGTGCGGCGGGTGGTCGGGGCCGTCGCCGGGGCACCACCAGCCGTGGGCGGCGACGTGGGCGGCGACGGCGTGGGCGCGGCGTGCGGTCTCGGCGGGGTCGTGGAGGTCGGGGCGGCGGGCGTTGTGGGCCCGGTCGTGGCGGCGCTGGCAGGGTCGGCAGCGTGCTGCCTGCTTGGCGCCTGGCCTGGCGCGGACGAGCTGGCGGGTCGGGCAGGGTTGGCCGGGGGCGGGGCCGGGACAGAGGCGGGTGGTCATGCGGGGGACGGCGAGGCCGAGTACTGGACCATCCACAGTAAATCATGCCATGTCAAGCGTCCGTACTCGTTGACCTGCGGGTGTCTGGTTTGTGCTCGTGGCGGGAATGGGGACGTGTCATACGGTTCCGGTCAGGATGCGCAAGCGGCCGTCAGGGGTGCGGATGCCGCGTTGGATCTCGCGGGCGAGGTTCGGGTCGGTGCGGGCGCTGTCGAGGGACGCGAGGTGGCTGGCGATCCGGTCGCAGCGGCGCTCCAGGGCGCGGCGTTCGCGGTCCCACGCGGCGCGGTGGGCGTCGAGGGCAGGGTCGGCGCCGAGGCGGAGGAGGGCGGCGGGGGTGGGGTCGGCGTGGCCGGTCGGGTGCCCGCCGCCGGTGCCGGGTGTACGGCAGGGGCCGAAGGCGGCGACGACGGCGGCGTAGCGGGTCTGCTCGCGCAGGTCGCGCAGGAGCGCGTCGTAGCGCCACCAGGCGTGGGTGTAGCCGGCGACGATGGCGTCGATGGTGCCGGCGACGTGGTGGAGCTGGCTGGCGACGTACGGGTCGGTGGTGGGCACGTGGGCCTCCCCGGGTCGGACCGGCTGGGGCGATGGTAGCTGGGCGAGGGGCGGGTCGGTGGTTTCCCTGAAGGTCGTCTGCGACAGTGCGACAGGTGCGACAGGCGATCTCGGGTTTTTTGCCTTGCGCGCGCGCGTGTGAGAAAACCCCTACTTTGCTGTCGCAGCCTGTCGCATGTCGCACTCACAGCGGTACGTTGTCGTCTTTGGGCGGTCGGTCGCTTCCCAACCCGATTCCGAGCCAGGTCCGTTTGTTGCTGTGCCCGGTCCTTGTGCTGTCAAAGCCGCGATCCTTGAGCAGCTTGCCGAATTCCTGCTGGGAGATCCGTTGGCCGGTGAACTCCATGTAGGCGTCGGCAAGGTCGGACGCATACGCGTATTCGTGGTCGCCGAGGACGCAGCACTGGTCGACGAACTCGACGAGCGGGTCTTCCTCCCGCCGATAGCCTTCGGTCGCGTCGGTCACCGCGGCGGGCGGGTCGAGTCCTTGCTGCTGCCACGCGAGGCATCCCTGGACGGCCCACTGGAGGATGCCGGGCAGCTCCTGTTCGAGCCGCGCGGTCAGGTGCTTGTCCCGTTCGCCTTCGGGGATCGTGACCGTGAACGGCACGAGCCGGATCCGCGACCAGATCCCTTCGTCGGTGCCGTCGATTCTTGGCTTGTGATTGGTGGCGAGCCAGATCTTCGCGACAGGCTGGAACTCGAAGAACTCGCCGTGGAGGAAGCGGGCGCTGATCGGGTCGCCGCCGGTGAGCTGCTTGACTAGCTCCTCGTCGAGGCGCTGGCCCTGGCGGGTCTCGATCGCGGTGGCGAAGCGGGCGCCGGCCAGCCGGGCGAGGTCGTTGGGGATCTGGTCGCCGCGCCGGCGGAGCAGCGTGTCGCGGGGGAGCTGCTGCGCGTAGTCGCCGAGTAGTTTGCGGACGGTGGTGAGGAACACTGTTTTGCCGTTGCGGCCGGTGCCGTAGCAGATGAACAGGCAGTGCTCGCTGATGTCGCCGGTCAGGGAGTAGCCGACGGCCCGCTGCACGAAGCCGATGAGGGCCTGGTCGCCGTCGAAGATGCGTTTCAGGAACGCGTCCCAGCGTGGGCAGGTGGTGGCCGGGTCGTAGGTGCCGCCGATGAGCTTGGTCATGTAGTCCCCGCGGTCGGGGTCTCGGAGCTTGCCGGTGCGCAGGTCAAGGGTGCCGTCGCCGCTGGCGGCGAGCCAAAGGTCGGCGTCGAGCTCTTGGGGCAGGACCACGACGGCGGCCTCGCTGGTGGCCAGCGACAGCGCCGCGCGGATGCGGCTGTCCGCTTCGCTTTTGACGGCCCAGGCGGCGAGCGCTTTGCGGGTCGTCTCGTCCTCGGCCTCGGCGGCTTCGGCATAGATGGCGCGGACGGTGAGCTTGGCTGCCCGCGTTGGGCCGCCGGAGTCGTCGAGGCGCCACCGTTGCCCGTCCCAGCAGTACCATTTGCGGAACGGGTGGCAGTAGCGCAGGTCCTGGCCGTGCAGGTGGACAAGGCGTTCGGCGTTGCCGTAGTCGGTGCGCATATAGCCCCGACGTTCGGCGGTCACGTGGGGTTCCTCGGGTGCTGGCGCCCCCAGGCGAACTGGTCGTCGACGATCTTGCGGGCTTCGGTTTCGGGTAGTCCCATGACGAGGCCGGCTTCGACGAGGGTGTCGCGGACCTGGTCGGCTTCGGTGTCGCCGATCAAGTGCAGGAGCGTCCCGATTCGGCTGGCGCTTTTGGTGAGCTCGACGTGTCGCTGTCCTGCGGGCACTTGGACGAGCTGCGCGCATTCGCGGTTGACTGCCTGCTCGACATAGTGCTGTCCCGGTTGGGGCCGGCCTTGGAACGGCAACGGTGCCCGCCGCCGTCGGGGTGCGGGGGGTGGCGGCTCGGTCGGTTTGGTGAGCAGCTCGACGAGCCATGCGGGCGGCGGCTGGATCTTCCTTGTCCCCTCGGCCCACTGGTAGGATTTGCCGCTGATATGCACTGATGGTGGCGCGACGATGTAGCCGTTGCGTCCGCGGATGTCGATGCCGGCACCGAGCTTGCCTGCCGAATTGTTGATCACCGTGTCCTTCGGCCAGGAGAACAATAGGTGGACGCCGTCTCCTCCGGTTGCGGATTCCCGTGTAAGAGGAAAAGCGTCGTTCTGGGCTTCGAGACGGGCGTAAGAATGGAACCCGGATTTGTCATGGTCAATGTCGATGACGAGGAGGTTCGACTCCGGGCCGGTTCGGACGCCGATATTCGCGTCGGGGAAGCGCTGCCACCATTGGCGGATCAGGTCGGGGTCGCACGTTGCGTCGTGCAGCCCATGTGGTACGAGCAGGGCGATTGGGTGTTTGGCTGGGCTGGCGCAGTCATGGCCGCACGAGCAGTGCTGGTAGTTGCACGGGTGGTGGAGTGGGAGCACGAGCCAGCCGTAGTTGGCGTAGTTGAGTGCCATCTCCAGGACGGTCCGCGAGGTGTGCCGAGCGTCACGGCTTGGCACGGGCGCCTCGGGGACCGGCCGAGGTGGCGAGCACGGCCTTGGCGTACCCGCGCATGGTGGCGACGACCTGGTGGGCGGTGACCTTGCGGTGGCCCGGCCCGGCCCATTCGAGGCGGCACGTGTGGGCGGGGCAGTGGACCCAGCCGAGCGTGCAGTCGAGGCAGGCGCCGCCGGCCTCCAGGACGTGGGTCCACCAGCCGCAGCGGGGGCACTGCCGCAGCGCGCCGGCGGCGGTCACGGTCACGGGGACGCCCCGAACAGCAGGCTCGTCTGCCCGGCGGGCGCGGGTTTGGCCGGCTTGGGCCGGGGCGCGGCGGTCAGGGCCGCGCCGCTGGCCTTCCACGCGGGCACGTGGAAGACACGGCAGCGGGCCAAGCGGCAGTAGTCCCATGACAGGTCGACGCCGATCCCAATCCGACCCAGCGAACGCGAAACACCGATGGTTGTTCCTGTCCCTGAAAACGGGTCGAGCACCACGGCGGGGCGGGTCGGCGGCGGGGTCCAGGCGTCGAGGTGCCACTCCCGCCACGGGCCGGTCCTCGGACGGGCGTGCAGCTCGGTCGAGTAGCCCGTGCGGGGATAGCCGCTGCCATTGATGCCCTCGCCGTCGCGGTCGCTGTAGTGCTCGCCGCTGCCACCGCCGGAGCCGGGGTGGTCGGTGTAGGGGCAGCAGGCGCAGGCGTAGCCGAGGACCGTGGCCTCAGCCACCATGCGGACCTCACGCCCCGGAGACTCGAATCGCCGCTCGATCGACTGCGGCCCGTTCGTGGTCCGACCCTGCGCGTCGTAGGTCCGCTCGACCACCGGGAAGCGGCCCTGCCCGCACGCAAGGCAGACACCGGGCGGCGACCAGCCCCGGACGATCCGCTCGGGTAGCGACGGGGGGAACGCCGCGTAGTGGCTGACCTCGGGCCGGATGCTGGGACGGCCGCGGCGGGTGCCGATGATCCGCGCCCACGTCGCGGCGGCCTCGTAGGTGGGGAACCACTGGACGGTCCGGCCGCCGAGCACGCCCCGCCACGGCGGCAGGCGCAACGGCTCCGAGGCGATGCGCCAGACCGACCCGGGGAGCTTCCCGAGCGGGTTGAGCGAGGCAAACGAGTCGTTCTTCTGCGGTCGGCCTTGACTGCCGTTGCCCCATGCCTTGCGGGTCTCGGCCCATTCGGGGTCGATCTCTCGGCCCCAGGTGTGGGGCTCGCGCAACTCGTCGAGGGCGGCGTAGTAGTCGCCCTGTCTGGTCAGGTGGTAGACGTACTCGTGCCCGCTGCGGGTGCGGTCGTCCACGCTCTCGGGCAGCGGGTTGGCCTTCCACCAGATTTGGTCGCGGCGGCAGATCAGGCCGAGCTGGTCGACGCAGGCGATGGCGTAGCGTTCCGGCAGCAGCATGAGGGACTTGGCGCGTGCCCCAGGAGGACCGCCGTGGCCGTTCTGCCGACCAGGTGACTTCGGGTCGCTCCCGCCCCATCCTTCTGCGTACTTGTCCGCGAGGTTCACCCAGATGGAGCCGGTGGGCTTGAGGACGCGGGCCATCTCGGCGGTGCAGGCGACCAGCGCGTCGAGCCAGTCGCGCCAGTGCGCCTCCGAGCCGATCTCGCCGGGACCCGCGCCGTAGGAGCGGAGCGAGAAGTACGGCGGGCTCGTGACGACCAAATCCACGCTGGCGTCCCGCAGCGGCAGGCGGCGGGCGTCGGCGCGCAGGACGACCGCTCGGCCGGCGGGTGCGGTCACGGCTCGCCGTCCGGGAGGGCGAGCCGTTCGGCGAGCAGCGCGAGCACGCGGGGGCCGCACACGCTGCACCGCGGCGCCGGGAGCGGCTCGGCGAGGGCGACGTGCGCGGCGAGCTCGCGGTACTGCCGGCCGCACTCGGTCCGGGGGGCGCCGACGCGCAGGAGGTGCCAGAGGCGGTGGTGGGGGCTGACGCGGACCAGCCGCCACGCGGGCGCGGCGGGGGCTGTCATCGTGGCTCGCCCGGGCAGGGCCGTCCCGCGACTGCTGGCGTGTGGACCTGCTCGCACACGTAGCAGCCGACCGGTGTCACGTACGCCAGGCTCTCCCGGTCGAGCAGCAGCATCTCGTCGTGTGGGTTGGCCCGGTTGCGGTCGATGGCGTCGGCGGTGGTGCGGAAGGTGGCGATGACGATCCAGACGTGTTCGCCGGGGGCGTGGTCGTCCAGCCTGGTCCCCTCGAAGACGCGTGGCACCTCGTCGGGGTGGACCTGGTAGGCCACGCCGGCGGCCTCGCGCTCGGCGAGCCGCTGGCGGCGTTTGCGCTGCCGCGCGCTGCCGGGGTCGCCCATCAGAACGGTGTCCCCTCGCCCTCGCTGTCCCGGGCGATGGCGCCCTGGCCGAGCAGGCGGCGCGCGCTCCACGCTTCCACCGGCAGCGGCGGGGCGTACATGCGGGCGGCCAGCCGGGCGGTCTCCTCGTCGACGCGCTCCTTGGAGTAGACCGCGTTGGGGTGGTAGTCGACGGTGCGGGCCTGGCGGCCGGGGGCGGCGGGGACGTGGAGGCGGTAGACGGCGACGCCGGCCTCCTCGACGACGGTCAAATAGCCGGCGGCGCGGGCGTGACCAAAGAGGTCGAGGACGTGCCACTGGCCGCCGGGGGGCAGCGTCGGGGCGGCGAGCGTGACCGTCGGCTGGTCGGTGACGGGTTCGGCCATCGGGTGGCTCCTTTGCTAGAGGACGTTGTTGGCGACGTGGACGACACGCACCGACTGGTCGGGTCGCTGTTCGGGCGGTGGGACGGCACGGTGGTCGCGGTCGGGGGGGTGGGCGGCTTCGAGCTGGTCGTGCTCGTCGGCGGTGTGGAGGAGGGCCTTGGCGCACAGCGGGCAGACGGGGACCTGCCGGGTGCCGTCGGGGGCGAGGCAGTCGCGGACGTGCCGGGTCGTGCCCGGCCAGTCGCCGCGCCGCTCCGGCACCGGGACGGTCACCGGTGCCGCCCTTTCCACTCGGCCGCGGCCGGGCAGGTGGCGAAGTGGGAGGTGTAGACGTCGACGACGCGGGCGCGCTGCTCGACCTCGTCGCCGACGGGCACCTGCTCGAGGACGACGCGTTTCTCCGGGCGGAGGTCGAGCGGGAGGAGCTTGGTGGAGGTCGCGCTGCGCACCCAGCGGATCTCCGCCTTGCAGGAGCGGCACCGGTCGGCCCGGAAGGTCACCGGGCCTCGCCGTCCTCGCGGAGCAGCCTGCTTTTGAGGGCGACCTGCACCTCGGGCCAGTCGCTGGGCCGCCACACGTGGGCTTCGGCGCTGGCCCGCTCCAGCGCCAGCCACCATCGGGCCTGGTCGTCGGTGAGTCGACCGTGCTCCCGTTTGACCTCGACGAAGACGATGCGGTCCCGCACGAGGCACAGGTCAGGGAAGCCCGGCTGGCTGCGCCGCGAGTCGTAGGTGTGGTAGACGAGCCAGCCGAGCGTCTCCGCAAGGTCGGTGATGGTGCGCTGCCACTGCGCCTCGGTCATGGCCAGGTCGAGTTGCTGCCGGGCACTGGCCTGCCCGCTGGCGCTCACCGCGCGCCCCGGTAGCCGTAGACCTCGTGGGGGGCGTCGCAGGCGGGGCACCAGGCGACGCCGGTGACGGCGAGACGGGCTGGTGCCAGCGCCGTGGCGACCTCCTGCACGAACGCCTCGCGCTGCTCGACCTCGGCGCGCGGCATAAACGGGTCCACGGAGGTCACTGCCGAGTGGGGTCGGCTGCCGGCTCGGCGGCGTGGGCCGCCGTTGTCGGCCCGCCAGCACGCCAGTGTGCAGTACAGCGCCTGCCAGCCCTCCCGCGCGGGTGTGAACGGCTCGTCGCAGTTCAGGCAGGCCCGCTCGCCGGCGGGTGCCGCAGGGGGGTCGACGGCACCGGGCCTACCCATCGCTGGCCGCCTGCCCCGCGCCGCTGGTGGACGTGCGCCACCAGACCTGCTTCCAGCCGTTCAGCACGACCCGTTCGACGCGGCCGGCCTTGGCGAGCCGGTCCAGGCGCCGCCAGGTGACGGCGTCCGGCGGCCACGCCATCGGACCAGCCTGCTGCGCGACCTGCCGGGTGGACAGGGGGAACCCGTGGGCGTCGCGGAGCACCGCGAGGAGCTGGTCGTCGAGGGCGACCGTGGCCGCCGTCACCGTCGACCGCCCGTGACGGCGTGGGCGGGCTGCGGCGCCTGGACCGACGTGGGGTCGGCGGCGGCACCGAGCACGGCCAGGCCGACGGCGAGCGCGACCGCCGCCGCCAGTAGCAGCGCGTCCACTTGCCGCGCCCGCGTGGGGCGGGGGCGGCTACCCATTGGGGCTCCCCTCCCCCCGCTCCTGCTGCTGGGCGCGCGCGTCGAGCCCGTCGAGCCGGTCGAGCGCGTCGCGGGCCATGTCCATGGCGTGCTGGTGCGCGCGGTTGAGCAGCTCGATGCGCTCCTGCATGGCGGGGAGGCGGTCCAGCGCGTCCGCGCCGGCTCGGAGGGCCGCGCGGAGGTCCGGGTAGAGGGTGGCACCGTGCAGCTGCTCGTACTGCCGCAGCACGGCCGCCTGGGCCGGGCCCATCGGCTCAGCCACCGTCCTCACCGTCCTCCGCGTCGTCGTACGGCCTGGTCGCCTCGCGGATGAGCGCGAGATCCCGGCGGGCCCGCTCGTCGCGCTCGGCGGCGGCGGCGTGGCTGGACGGGTCCAGCATCGAGGCGACCACGGTGCTGTCGGCCAGGCGCAGGGCCGCCAGTAGCCGCCCGACCTCCACCCGGGCCGCGTCCCGGTCGGCGCACGCCTGCTCACAGTTCCGGTCGGCCTGGTCGAGGCGGCGGCGGGTCTCGTCCAGCTCGGCCCGCAGCGACGCGGCGTCCCAGCCGTCCGGCGGACCGGTGAGATCGGCTGGTGGGCCGGCCACGTCGTCCATCTCGCCGGTGCGTTCTGGTCGTACGGTGCCGCGCCGTTCGAGAGGCGCCAGGCGCCCGTCGGCCAGCGCGCGGGCCGCGGGTGCCCACAGTGGTTCCCGCGCGGACCCGGCCAGCCGCCGGAGGGCCGCCAGGTGGGCGGTGGTCGGCTGGGCCCGTCCGGCGCTCCAGGCGTACAGCGACCGCCGGTCCACCCCGACCGCGCGAGCGATCTGGGCGCGGGTCCAGCCGAGCCCGCGGAGGTGCTGGACGGCCTGCTGGACGGCCCGGGCGAGGTCGAGGGGTGGGCTGGCCACGGCAGTGGGGATGGCCGTGGCCGGCTCGGTCACATGGGTGCCGACACCTCCCGGGGCGTCCTGGATCGGTTCGAACGCGGTGCAGGGGCAGCGGCCGTGCTCCCGGCAGCCGCCGAGCTCGGTGTGCGAGATACGGATGTGGCCGCAGCCCGAGCAGCGGTTCATGCGGCGGCTCCCTGGTCGTGGTGGTCGAGCAGCCACGCCTTTGCCAGGTCGAAGTCGTCGCCGGCGAGCTGCTTGACCGCGCCGGCGTCGGCGAGCTCCGCGAACGGCTGGGCGGGCAGCTTGTCCTTGTGGTCGGGTGGGAGCTGGCCAGCGCGTTTCAGCCGCAGCCAGCAGTTGGTCAGGCTTCGCCCGAGCGCTGCGGCGAGCTCCTCCATCGTGGCCGCCCGGTCGGCGGGGTGGCCGTTACTGGTGGCCCCAGCCGCCGCCGGGGGGGCCGGAGCGGCGGCTGGGGCGGCTCCCGCCGTCGCCGCGGGCGCGGGCGGTTCGGCGGGAGGGTCCTCGGCGGCCTTGGTCTTGCGCCTGCTGGTCTTGCGCGTGGCGGGCGCGGGGTCCGGGCCGGCAGCCACCTTCCCCGGCACTGCCGGCCCGGACGTCTCGGGGGCGGGGTCCGGGGCGGGGGTGGCAGAACCCGGTTCCGCGTCACCACTGGTGGCCACCGCGCGGGCGGGTGTCTCCGCCCCGGATTTCTCGGCCTGCCCGTCCCGTCCCGTGACGGGCAGCCACTTGTCGAGCACGTAGTCGCTCTCGGCCCACAGGTGCAGGCCGAGGCCCAGCCGCATCGCGCACCGCTTCAACCCGTCGCTGGCTGCGGCCTTGGCGCGCTTGCCGTCGTTGTTCCAGTTGTGCGGGTCCTCGACGTCGCCGATCTCGGTGATCCTGCATGTGTCCCCGTCGACGGTGGCGGTGAGCTGGCAGCGCGCACCGACGACCACGCCGCGGAGCGCCGGCGTGCCCTGCTTGGCCCGGTCGCTGTGGCCCTGCGGGTTGGGTGGCACCTCGACGACGTCGCCGCGGATCAGCTCGACGACTTCGAAATCGAACGGGCCCACGATGTACAGCAGGAGCTGCTCGACGGCGTCATGAGGGACGTAGAACTCGCGGCGGCCGTTCCCGACGTCGATTTGTTTGACGAACCGGTCGGGGACACGGTTGACGAGCTTGGCGAGCTGTGCACGGTCGGTGGTGGTCATGGGGATCAGCCTCCAGCGCCGGCGCGCAGATTGAGGAACAGCCGCGTGTCCGGCCCGCCCCGGTGGAGGTTCAGCTCCTCCAGCGTCTTGGAGCCGTACGGGTCGAGCCACACCCCGGCGACGTCCCGGACCTCCCAATCGGTGGCGGGGCGGCCAGTGTGGTTGCCCTTGGCGAGCGCTGCGGCGACGAGCTGATCCAGCGTCGCGGTCGGTGTCGTGGGGAGCTCGTAGGTCCAGCCGTTCACCACGGCCTCGACCGTGATCTGTTGGTCGGCAGGCGGCGTGACCTCCTCGAGTTCGTCAGCGAGGCCACGAAGCCGCGAGCGGAGCTGCCCGAGCTGGCCAGCATTGAGGTGCTCGGTCAGTCGCGGGTCGCCGGGTGGATAGAGCAGGTCGGCGGCGAGCCGCACCAGCTCGTGATCGTCTTCTGGGACCTTTTGGATTGGCGTGTCGGTCACGGTGCTGCCTCCGGTTGTTCGATGGCTTCGAGCGGCTGGAACTGGACGCCGTTGCCGGCCGGGTCGAAGCAGAGCGTGGTGTACGCACAGATCCCGCAGCTCGAGAACGTGCGGACCGGTGGCCCTTCGATCAGGTCGCGCGCCCACCGGCACGTCGCCACCAGCTCCACGTCCCACATCGGCTTGACCGGGTACGTCTCCGTCGACGGCCCCTTGTCCAAATCGATGAAGCGGACGAGGTCGGGGCGCTGGCCGACGACCTCCTCGACGCCGCGGGCATAGGCGGCGGCCTGCACCCACCGCTCCTGCTTGTTCCAGTTGCCCGAGCCGCTCTTGTAGTCCACCACCACCAGCGCGTCCCGGGTGGGGTCGAGGTCGATGCGGTCGACGCGGCCGCCGAGCGCGAACAGGCCCCGGTCCAGGAGGACCTCGAAGCGGCGCTCGCAGTGCAGCACCTCCGGCCGGTCC